ATGCTAATACTACCTACTATACGTTAGTATCGGGTAGTGAATGGGAAGTAGGTATTGGTACTTACACATCGTCAGGAACAACGCTGTCTAGGGACACCGTACTAGAGTCTAGCGACAATGGATCTAAGATTGTTTTAGCTGGCACTAGCGATGTATTCTGTACTTACCCTGCTGAAAAGGCTGTAGTACAAGACTCTAACAATACTGGTGTAGCTCCACAAATGGGTGCTACTAACGGTATCTTTGTAAACAATGGAACGGTAGGTGCAAACTATTCTGTGCCTACAGGTTATAACGCCATGTCAGCTGGGCCAGTAATTATATCTGGTGGCGTATCCGTAACTGTTCCTGCTTCTAGTAAATGGGTGGTCGTATAATGGCATCAACAATAAATGCAGATACAAGTAATGGTGTTGTAATCACACCAGATACGTCTGGAGAATTGGAGTTACAATCTAATGGCACAACCGTATTAAAAGTAGACTCACCTACGGGTAGTTTAACTATTCCTGTAGGAACAACGGCTGAAAGACCAGTAAGCCCAACAGTTGGGATGATGCGTTACAATAACACTGAAGCATACTATGAACAGTATGATGGTTCTGCATGGGTTGAAGCAGGTGGGTCAGCTTATGATGCTCCAACAACCTCTACTGGTTACTTTGCTTTATCTTCAGGAACAACCGCACAAAGACCAGTAAGCCCAACAGTAGGAATGTTGCGTTACAATACCACTAAAACTGGAATAGAGACTTACAATGGGTCTGGTTGGAATGAAGTGCAATCAGTACCTTTTACCAAAACTATATCTTATCTTGTTATAGCAGGTGGTGGAGGTGGTCAAACTATCACAGGTGGTGGTGGAGGAGCTGGAGGATACAGAAACTCTTTTGCTTCAGAAACATCAGGAGGCAATTCAGCGACAGAAACTCCAATAGGAGTACCAGAAGGAACATCCACTGTATTAACTGTTACTGTTGGTGCTGGTGGTGCTGGTAATGCTATTGGGGTAAATTCAAGCATTACAGGAACTAACATAAGCATTGTATCTACCTATGGTGGTGGTGGGTCTGGTGTAGCTGGTGGGTCTGGCTCTGGAATTGCTAATAATGGAACAGGAGGAGCTGGAACTGTTGGGCAAGGATTTAAAGGTGGTAATCAATCAGGTTGGGCTGGTGTGTACGGTTGTGGAGGTGGTGGAGGTGCAGGTCAAGAAGGTGTAATAGGAACATCTTCTGCTCCAGGCAATGGAGGTAATGGCTTATCCTCTTCTATCACAGGTTCAGCGGTAACTAGAGCTGGTGGTGGAGGCGGTGGTACTTACCTTTCAGCATTGTATGGACTTGGTGGTGCTGGTGGAGGCGGTAATGGTGCTGGTGCAACTAATAATAATCCTGGAGCTACAAACACAGGTAGTGGTGGTGGTGGTTCTTCAGACAATGGATCTTTCGAAGGAGCTGGTGGTTCAGGGGTAGTTATCCTTCGGGTAGCAACTACATATTACACAGGAACTACTACAGGTTCACCTACAGTAACAACAGACGGCACAGACACTGTTATGGTATTTAACAGTTCAGGAACTTATACAGCTTAAGGAAACATATGGCACATTACGCAAAAGTAAATAACGGATTAGTAGAACAAGTTATTGTCGCAGAGGCAGACTTCTTTGACACCTTCGTAGACTCTAGTCCAGGCGAATGGATACAAACATCTTACAATACAAACGCTAATCAACATCCAGAAAATAGACCATTACGAGGTAATTATGCAGGCGTAGGGTTTACATACGACCATGCTAACGATGTATTCTACGAGCCACAACCTTACCCATCATGGACACTAAACGAAACTACATGGACATGGGAAGCTCCAGTAGTTTACCCAGATGATGGCAATATGTATGAATGGGATGAAGACACAACTAATTGGGTAGAGGTAACATTATGAGCATAACAATAAACGGCATAGGTTTTGTAGAAAACAGTATCACATTAGACCAAGACTATACATTGGTAGATGATAGAAATGCTATGACTGCTGGCCCAGTCACTGTAGCCGATGGTATTACAATAACAGTAGGCGATGGCTCTACATGGACGGTGGTATAATGAGCACAGTAAAAAGTAAAAAGCTACAGGTAGGTACAGATGCTACAGCTACTAACAACTTTACTATCTATCAACCAGCAACACCTGACGGAACATTAAGGATTGGTGTAGGTAATGCAGATAGTCCTACAGAGGTAGCACAGTTTAATTCTACTGGCATTGTTGGTGATGGTTCTCAATTAACTAATTTGCCAGCATCAGGAAAGATACTGCAAGTATTAAACTCTAATAAAACAGATGCCTATACTACAACAAATACCGCTTATCAAATCCCATCAGGGCTGTCTGTTGTAATTACACCATCGTCAACCTCTTCTAAAATATTAGTTATGGCAACCACTCAATTTGCTATTGATGCTGATACTGGTCATGGGTATGCTACTTTACAAAGAGATGGAACAGCGATTTTGCAAGGTGATGCATCAGGCTCAAGACCAAGAGTATATGTTGCTCAAAATAATTTTGGTAACAATGCTCCTCCAAACTATCAATTGGTTGCTTTAGATTCACCAAGCACTACATCAGCAGTTACTTATTCGTTAGGTGTTAGGTCTAGCAATGGAACGACTCTTTATTTAAATAGAAGTGTTAGAGATTCTGATACCTCTGGATATGATGGAAGAAGTGCTAGTACAATAATTGTAATGGAGGTAGCAGGATAATGAATCATAAAGCGATATATTCACTACACCCAGACGTTGTTACTATTGATGGTAATACAGCATATGATGTAAGTGGCAATGAAGTAACTATAAATGAAGCACAAGTAGATGCTTGGGTAGACCCAGAAGCATACAAGTTTGCAAGGCAGGAAGCATACGCTCCACTAGAAGAACAACTAGATATGCAATACCACGACACAATGAATGGTACAGAGACATGGCTAGACCATATCAGATCAGTTAAAGAAGCACATCCAAAGGAAGGTGAATAATGCCAACAAATATTAACGGCACTACAGGCGTAGACAAAATACAGGATGGCAGTGTCCATGACGTAGATATTGATTCAGTTAGTTCTTCTAAGTTAACTGGTGACTTACCTGCAATCAGTGGATCTAATCTAACTGATTTACCAGCAGAACAATTAACTGGTGACTTACCTGCAATCAGTGGATCTAATCTAACTGATTTACCAGCAGGTGAATTAACTGGAGCTTTACCTGCAATCAGCGGAGCTAATCTAACTGACTTACCTGGTGGTGGTGCATGGTCAGTTTTATCAAGAACAAATCTATCTTCTACTGCTTCTGTTATTGTAGATTTTAGTTCCTATACATCGTATGATGCTTTTAAAATAATCGTAAGTGGTGTTCAACCAAGTAATACTAACACATATCTTCAAATGCTTTTTGGTCAAAATGGAGCAAGTTTTGATACAAGTAGGGCAACTTCTACCTTTAGGATGTCTTCCACAGGAGCTTATACAGGCACATCTAGCAACGCTCAATACTTAACATATCTTGTAGTAGGTGGTGCAACTGGAGATGTTACAGGTGAAATAATTCTTAGTGGAGACTTTTCTAATACAACCGCTCTTGCTCAAGGTACGTCTTCTATGGCGTTTCAACCAACTGCTAATGTTACTCAGTATAAGTTTTGTACACATCGCACTGAGGTAGCAACTGAAAATTCTATACAATTAAAAATGTCAGGTGGTACTTTAGTAGCAGGCAAAATTACAGTATTAGGGTTAAATCAATCATAAGGGTGGGATATGGCACAACATAAAATAGTTAATGGTCAGCGTATAGAATTATCTGCAAAAGAAATTGCAGAAATTCAAGCAAGTGACCTAGCATGGGAAGCAGGTGCAGAAACACGTGCATGGGAACAATTACGTGAACAAAGGAATCAGTTGCTAGAAGCTTCAGACTGGACTCAAATACTAGACTGCACTGTAGACAAAGTAGCATGGGCAACATACAGACAATCCTTACGGGATATTACAGAGCAAGAAGATGCCCCTTATAACGTAACACTTCCAACTAAACCAGAATAAGGAAGAACTTAATGACAATTAGCATAAAGAGTCCTACCAGTACCACTGGATCAATACAAAAGAACGGTAGTGATGTCATTACCATAGATGCCAGTGATAATGTAACGGTAGCTAATGGCCTAACTGTATCTGGCAATATGGTAACTAATGACTTAACTGTATCTGGCAATATTTCAACATCTGGAACAATTCCAGCAGGACAATTAACTGGTGACTTACCTGCAATCAGTGGAGCTAATTTAACAGGACTACCTGCAGGCTACACAGATTCAGATGCTCTTAGTTTATTTAACGCTAGTGGCTCTGCTCCTGTGTATGCTTGTCGTGCATGGGTAAACTTTAATGGTGTAGGTACAGTTTCTATTAATGGTAGTGGGAATGTTAGCAGTGTTCAAGATTTAGGAACAGGTAAATATGGAGTAAATTTTTCTACTGCAATGCAAGATACAAATTATGCAATTTCTTTAGGTGCTTCAAGTGATAGTGCCACTGCTAACAGATCAATCAACTCAAATAATCTCACTAGAACTACATCAAGATGCGATGTTACAGTCTGCGATATGAATGGTGGTGAATTTGATGAAAATAGACTAAGTGTATCAATTATTAGGTAAGGATAATTATGAGAATAGTATATAAAACAACAGAAGGTGGAGTAGCAGTAATCATACCAACAGACACTATTGAAGCCTGTATGAAAGACATACCAACAGGTGCAGAGTATCACATTGTAGAAGATTCAGAAGTACCATCAGATAGAACATTTAGGGATGCGTGGATATGGGAATAACAGTCAACATAGACAAAGCTAAAGACATCGCAAAAGATAGGCTACGTGCAAAACGTGAGCCATTGCTTGAAGCACAAGATGTATTGTTCCAACTAGCATTAGAATCAGGTGATAATACTACGGCTATCGTAGCAGAGAAACAAAGGCTTCGTGATATTACTAATCAGGTAGACAGTATGACTACAGTAGATGAATTGAAAGGAGCAAGTATTTAATGGCTAGCATTAAACTTAAAGGCGATACATCTGGTGAGTTAACGATACAAGCACCTAGTGTTGCAGGTACTAACACATTAGATCTTCCTGCAAGTAGCGGTACACTGCTAACAACAACTGGTAATGGTTCTCAATTAACAGGGCTACCTAACTCTTACGCAGGCACAAAGAACAGAATCATCAACGGTAATATGGCTATTAACCAAAGAGGAAGTGGTGCATTAGAAAATGGATTTTTAGTAGATAGATTTAGTATAGGTTCTTCTCAAGCATCTAAAGGTTCTGCAACAGTACAAACTGCTGATGTCCCTGCAAAATTTACTTCGGCTTTAAAATACACATCATCAACTGCTTACTCTGTATTAGCTACTGATTATTTCTTTGTTACCCAAAAAATAGAAGGGAATAATATAGCTGATTTAAATTGGGGAACATCAAATGCTCAAACTATTACTTTGTCTTTTTGGGTTAAGTCTTCTCTAACTGGCACATTTGGTGGAGCATTAAGAAACAGTGCATTTAATTACAACTATCCATATACTTATACCATATCTTCTGCGGATACATGGGAAAAGAAATCAGTTACTATAACTGGGCCAACCAGTGGAACTTGGTTAACTAACAACGGAACAGGTATAGATGTATGGTTTAGTTTAGGTATGGGAACTACTTATTCTGATACAGCAGGTGCATGGACAACTACAGTAGGGCTTGGTAGTGCTACTGGTGCAACATCTGTAGTAGGCACATCAGGAGCTACATGGCTAGTAACAGGCGTACAACTAGAAGTAGGCACTACAGCGACAGACTTTGAGAATCTACAATATACAACACAGCTACAGTTATGTCAGAGGTATTATTATGCTACATCTTCAGCTTTTATAGCTGCTACAGCTACAACTCTTTGTTATAATCTCCAATTTCCAGTAACTATGAGGGCTACTCCAACGGAAACCCATTCATATGTAGGTGTTGTTAATGATGTATATAATATTATTACCGCTGCTACTCCCACATTTGTGCCTAATGGAAATTTTCCAATAAATACTGGGATGAAATTTGCTTATGACTTTGATGCGGGTCTTACTGCTGGACAGCCTTATCAAACTGACTTTACTTTTAGTGCGGAGCTATAAATGATTGAAACTGTAAAAAATATGGAAGATGCAAACGGAACACTTACTGGATACTTTGTTAATGGTACTATGTCTGTTCCACTAGATGAAGGTAACACAGACTACCAAACAGTACAAGAATGGATTGCAAAAGGTAACACACCAGAAGAGGCTGATTAATGTTTGGCTTTCAATCATTCTCGGAAGCTCCTTATAGTACCGCAGGTGGAGCAGTTGCCAAACTAGGTTCTGCATCTATCACAGGTGTAGGCACAGTTGTAGCTAACTCTACAAGGGTAAGAAGCTCATCAGGCTCTATATCCGCTATAGCTACGCTAACAGCTGACGGCATTAGAATACGTCTTGGATCAGGAGATATTACTGCTACAGCATTAGTGTCAGCATTAGGTGGCCTAGTTAACGATGCTAACGGATCTATCACTGGAAGAGCTACAGTTACCTCTAATGCAGTTTATATAGCATTCGGTGAAGGCAACATAAGTGGTGCTGCAACGCTCACAGTGGCTCTCTCAGGCTCTATCATATACTCTAATGCAACTATTGCTGCTGAAGCTACATTAACCGCAGACGGCTTTAAAATAACCTTTGGTGATGCAAGCATTACTTGGACAGCAGAGTTAACCGCTCTTGGTGGATTAGTTGCAAATGGTCATGCAAGTGTAGAAGGCATAGCAACAATAACTGCCTTCTCAAGTGTAATTAAGTTTTTTGATGCTTCCATTACTGCAACAAATACCGTAACCGCAAAAGGATACATACTTGGTGAGGAGTGGAGTGATGTAACGTATGACACAGAGGCATGGACTACTACCGCTCCTGGAAGTAGTGTTTGGACAGATTCAACAGTAGGTGATAACGATTGGAAATTAAAAGGATAAAACATGGCAAAAACTAAAATATCAGAATACGATTCAAATGCTTCAGGAAATACCGATATTAACGGTATTAACATAAATGAAGGGTGTCCCCCCAGCACGATCAATAACTCAATTAGACAGTTGATGTCGGCATTAAAGAATATGATTACAGGTGCTGATGGCGATAGTATGGTTGTGGGAAGCAACCTTACCGTAAACGGCACTACCGTATTGACTGGTAATGCTACTGCTCCTACGCAACTAGCTACCGATAACTCTACAAAAATAGCAACAACAGCTTATGTACAAACAAAGACTGGAGCATTAGGCACAATGTCAGCACAGAACGCTAACGCTGTAGCTATAACAGGTGGAACAATAACAGGTGCTACTGTTGGCGGTGTAACTATTGGTACTAACGCAGGTGGAGTAAAAACGGTATCTACCAGTTCACCTACAGGTGGATCTAATGGCGATATTTGGTATATTGTTTAATCATGAGTATATACGTCAAAGATGATGGTACTTATAAAAAGTCTAACTTTATCCATGTTAATCAAAGCGGAACTTGGTCTGAAGTAAAGGCAGTATTTGTTAATGATGGCGGTGTATGGAAAGAGGCATATGTTGTAGAGGTTAATGTTAGCCTAGATGGGTTAGTACAAGACTTTAATTTGTGGAATCAAGTAGTATCACAGATTGGCACAAAGACTTACAAGATCATTGCTAACGTAACTATGGCTACTGGAACTAACATTGTATCTACATCTAACACATCCCCTGCCTTTAATGTAGGGTCTTTTCCAGCCAATAGTATTATTAACTTAAATGTTAGTAGCGGATCAAGCATTACTGGCCGTGGTGGCAATGGTGGTAAAGGAAGTAACTCTGAAGGGTGGGCAGGAACTGGCTATGCAGGTAGTGCTGGTGGAACAGCTATTTACACTAGACACACACTTAACCTTACCAACAACAACCTTATAGGTGGCGGTGGTGGTGGTGGTGGTGGCGGATCAGGCAGAGTAGTTTATCATGGTGCTGGTAACGGTGGCGGTGGTGCAGGTGGCTACCATAATGCAACAAACGCTAACTTACAAACCCCTCCAACTGGAACTGGAAGCACGGCTATACCTGCTGGATATGGCGGTATAGGTGCAGGAATAAATTGTGATAGATATTGTGCTCCAAGAGCTGGTGACGGAACATTAACAACAGGTGGTGCTTTTAGTTATGGCTCTACTGGTTCAGATAGACCAGGCGGTAACGGTGGTAATTTAGGTCTTCCTGGTGCTAACGGTTCTCAACAAGCTGGTTATACACTATACGTTGGTGGAGCAGCTGGTAAAGCAATAGATGGCATCTCTTACACTAACATCATAACAGCAGGCTCAATACTAGGAGGTCAAGTAAATTAATGTCTAACCAAAGAATCCAGTTTACTGAATGGCTACCAGATCAACCTGCTAATGCAGGCTCACTAAATGATGCTAAAAACGTATTCCCTGTAGCTATAGGATACGGTGCATTTCCTAGTGCAGAAGATTACTCTAACTCTGCTACTGAAAACCTTAACAGTGTCTTTGTTGCCAAGTATGGTGATAACGTACAAGTGTTTGCAGGTAGTGCTACAAAGCTATTTGTTTTAGATAACACCACACTTAATTTAATTGATGCTTCTAAAGCTGGTGGTTATGGTGGTAACAGCACATGGAGATTCGAACAATTCGGTCAAGTGGTGCTTGCTACCAATAATTCAGAAATAATACAGGCATGGACTATTGGTGTATCCACAGTCTTTGCTGATGTTTCTGCAACAGCACCTGTAGCAAAAGATATAGCGATTGTTAGAGACTTTGTATTTGCTGGTAACATTTCTACTGGCGATGAATTTGACAAAGTACAGTGGTCCGATATTAATGATGAAACCGATTGGGTGTCTGGCCCTACATCACAATCTGACTACCAAATTATTGCTGATGGCGGAAACATTCAAGCAGTAACGGGTGGTGAGTTTGGTATTATATTTTTAGAAAAGACATTGGTACGTGCATCGTATGTCGGCTCTCCTTTATTCTTCCAGTTTGATACTATTTCTAGCGGATTAGGTTGTTTAGAGGGTAACTCGGTAGCACAGTATGGTAACTTGAGTTTCTTCTTATCTGATGATGGTTGGTATAGCACCGATGGTCAAACAGTTAACGGGATTGGAACGGAGAAGGTAGACAGATATTTCTTTGACCATGCAGACCTTACACAAATTAATACAATTAGTGCAGCAGTTGACCCTATTAAAAACTTAGTAGTATGGAACTACGCTAACGTAGAAGGTGATAGAAGTATCTTGATCTACAATTGGCAACTACAAAAATGGTCAAGAGCTGAAACTATATCCGATGTAGTTGGTACTATTGCTAGTACAGGAACAACATTAGAAGGACTAACATCCTCTCTTGGTTACACCGACATAGACACTATGCCTGCATCATTAGACTCACGACTGTTTGTTGGTGGTAAGTTCTTATTTGCAGGTGCTAAAGATGCTAAAGTAATGACATTTACAGGCACAGCTATTATCCCAACATTAGTAACCACAGATGTAGAGGTAGGCTATAACTCTGTAGCAACCCTAGCAAGACCACAGATAGATAATGGTACTGCTAATGTAGCCGTAGCAAGCCGTAGAGAGCTTGATGACACGATTGAGTTTAGTGCTTATGTACCTGCAACTTCTGAAGGTAGATGTAGCCTACGTAGTGCTGGTAGGTATCACCGATTCTCTGTACAACCTACAGGAAACTGGACAACTGCTATGGCAGTAGACGTAGAACTGAAAACACAGGGTAACCGTTAATGACTAGAATGTATCGTAAGTTACCATTTCAAGGTGGTGACCCACGTTTAGTATCAGAAGTGGTGAACAACTTGGTAGAAGGCAAGTCTAACAATACAGGGGAGATTACGCTTAACACAGGCGGTGCTACTACTACAACACTGTTTAATGAACGTATAGGCTTTGAGTCTATTATACTTCTTGCACCATTAAGTGTCGCTGCTGCTGGAACTGGGGTACAGCTTCCTCATGGATTATTTGAACATGATACAACACAAAATTTTTCTGCTGACATAGCTACTAGAGTTGCTTTAGGAGAAGAAGAAAGTGCTTATGCTATGTCATTAGCAAGCGATAGAGTTACAGTGGATTACGCAGGATATTATAATGTAACATTTATGGGAAGGTTTAATAATCCTTTATCTCAAATTCACAATGCTTATTTGTGGTTTAGAGTAAATGGTGTAGATGTTCCTCACAGTGCAGCATCTGTAACTGTTCCAGATAAACAAGGTTCAATAGAAGGTGCTTCTTATGTAAACCTAACACATCCTTTAGATTTAAACGCTAACGATTATGTAGAAGTTTATTGTGCTGTAGATAACGCTAATGTATCTTTAACTGCATTAGCTGCACAGACAACACCTTACGCTAGACCTAGTGTACCTTCTTCAACACTAGAATTAGTTATGCACTATCCATCACAAGTAAGCGGTTCTACTGGATTGCCTTATATTAGTGATAGACAAAAAGGTCAGGCAACTATTACTCACCTGCCTAATAATGTGGCAGACAATACCTTTGGGTATATAATAGTAGGATAATCAACCAACCAATTTAGTCTTATGAACTTATACATCGTACCAACAAATCAAGTACACCGTTTTTGGGATAAAGCAGTTCCTCACATAGAACAAGCCATGAAAATGGGAGACGGTGAGTACACCATAGATCAACTAAAACTATTAGTGATACAAGGCCAACAACAACTACTGATGGTGATGGATGATGAAGACAAATGTCATGTAGCCCTGACAATACAATGGACTACGCTTGGATCACAACGTGTTTGCTACATTAGTTACATAGGTGGCAATAATACCCAAGAATGTTGGGATCAGTTTGTACAATGGGTAAAAAACAGTGGTGGGACTTCAATACAGGGTTCTACTAAATCAAAAGCTATCGCAAGGTTATGGCGTATGGCTTATAAAATGCAATCAAAATACACACTAATGGAGCTAAAACTATGAACGATTATTTTCCAGAGCTAGACGGAAACCAATCTATTGACAATGGTAAGATGGG